TTCCAGTTTAGGCACGAGTGACCGCATGAGCCCCTGTTGCATGTACTGCATACAAGTGGGCTCGACAGCGATCACACGTGGGGTTTTCGCAGTCTTAGGAACGAACTTCACAGCTACTGGAAGCTCGTCCTGGGGGGCGACGAGTTCTGGCAAAGAGGAAAAATACCTCCAGGATGGAAGAACGTATTCCCCAGAAGGGAATACGCTTTCCAACCGCGAGTGCCATCGCGTCTGCAGGAACTTCTGGTTCCCGAAGAGGCGATCAGCAGTCACGCCAGGACCATGTTTTGGATCCAACGCGAAACTATCGATTTCAGTCGATAGCTTCGACAAAACGGATGAAAACAAGGTAGAAAATGTAAGACGAAGATGAGACCAATCGGCCTCATGCTGGTCCGCAATTTTCAACTCGTCCTCGCACGCAATGTAGGCCATCTTTGCAGCTTCCACTCTGTCACCCGAGAGTTCGTACTCCACCTTCTTGAAAAGAAGAGTGAGTTGACGAATAGCTCGGATGGCAGAACTGCTTGGATGGTCTAGCAGTGTCCCGTTAGGGGCAAACACGAGCCGCATGAAACCTTGCAAGAAGGCAGGGAACATGCCGACCTTCCTGAAACCAGGAAAGGCCGAGGGTTCCAGACGTCCTAACTCTAAACTTCTCTCGAAGTCAGAGCAGAACGCTGGAAGAGTAATCGTCAGAAACGATTCTCCTTCGTGGTTGCAGCGATGGACAAGGGTTCTCACATCCTTATCCACGCTGGTGCTGCACTCAAGGCTGAGATCATCAGCCACAGCAAGCCAGAGATCTGTCAGGCTAGTTTTCATCACCGCTCCTAAGTTAAGGGGCTGATGAGTCCTCAAGCCTCCTGATCGTCAGACATGTCCGACGAGTAGACCCAGTACGAAAACGATCCCCAAAAGGATCGTTGAGGACCAGAGGCCGATTGCGATGGCAGAACCACCGAATCGGTCCCCCTGGACTTCGACTGGGTAGACCCTCTTCACGACTCCAGGCCCAGAAGGGCCGAAAGAGTCGCGTCATTGTCGACCGCGTCAAGGAACGCCTTGATGACGCTCTTGATCGTGTCATCGACAATGCCAGTGTTCGCCGACGGCTGGATGAACACCAAGTGCACAGGCACCTTGGTGAACACCGGCAGGCCGGTGATCGGGTTCGTGCTCTGAACGATGCGAGTCAGCTTGATCATCGAACTCACGGAGCCGTCCTTACGGCTCTGGTGAGAGATGTCAATGCGGAACTTGCCATCGTTCGTGGCAAAGGATCCCGACTGGTTGCCGAAAGAAATGCGGCGGAGATTGTTCGCCACAGAATTTTCGGTCACGACGAGAGGTTCAGGAAGCATGATTTCTCCTTGCTGTTTAATTGTTATTTGGTTGTTCTTCAGTTGTAGGAGAACTCAAAAGTTAAGCTTATTGAGTCCAACTGCAAACAAGACGGCTTGTTG